TATTTCAGAGGGCAAGAAAATAAAGCCAATTATCGAGAAATTAGAGGATGACAACAATAATTTACAAATTAAAATCAACGAAGCAGAAGAGCGTTCAGCAAGAATACAAAACAAAATTAATAAGTTGAAAATAACTCACGTTGACGTTACGCAAACTGACGAATACAAAGCAGTAATGTTAGAGATAAATGAGATTAATCAAAAACGCTCTAACATCAGGAAAACTATTCAAGATAAAGTTTCAGGAATAGATGACAAAATAAGCGAACTTACTCAAGAAAAATCAGAAATTGAAGTGTCAATATCAATCGAAAAATCAAATAAACATCTAGATGATGTTATTTCTGAATTAAGAAATGAAGAAGACAGATTATTGGATGAAAAAGAAAAGTATTCACATGACCTTTATATCTTAAAAGAATTTACAACAACAAAAGTCAAAATGCTTACTGAAAACATCAATAACGAATTTGATATTGCTGAATTTAAGCTATTCAATACCTTAGTTAACGGCGAATTAGAAGAAACATGTTCAACAACGGTTAATGGTGTCGAGTATGACAGCGGTTTAAATAACGCCTCAAGAATTAATGTTGGCTTAGATATCATCAACACACTATCAAAACATTTTAAAGTTACAGCGCCAATATTTATTGATAATGCTGAATCAGTAACAGAGCTTATCAAAACAGAATCACAACAAATTCAATTGATAGTAAATGAACAAGATAAAAAATTAAGAATGGAGACTATATAAAATGACGAATGAATTACTATTAAAAAACAATAAAATGGGCGACAACGTTCTATCTAGAGTTAAGACATTAGAAGCACAAGGAGATTTACAGTTTCCTGCAAACTATTCGCCTGAGAATGCAATGAAGTCAGCAATGTTACAACTGCAAGAATTAAAAGGATCTAAAAAAGATGGTTATAAACCAGCGCTGGAATTTGCAACTTCAACCAGCATAGCAAACGCCTTAATGGACATGGTTGTACAAGGTTTAAATCCTGCTAAGAATCAAGGCTATTTCATTATGTATGGCGATAAGGTTCAATTCCAAAGAAGTTACCACGGAACAATGGCAGTAACTAAACGTGTAGCAGGCGCAGAAGAAATTAATGCAGAAGTCATATTTGAAGGTGACGAAGTTAAGTATAAAACTAAAAACGGAAAAATTGTTGAACTTGAACATACACAGTCTTTTGGTAACAGAAACACACAAAACATTATCGGTGCATATGCAACAGTTGTATTTAAAGATGAAAGTAGAAATTACACTGAAATCATGACATTTGAAGAGATTGAAGAAGCGTGGAAGCAATCACAAATGGTTTATAACGGTGTATTTAAAGAAGACGGTACACACAGAAGATTCCCTCAAGAAATGGCTAAAAAGACTGTAATAAACCGTGCATGTAAAAAGATTTTAAACAGCACGGATGACGCTAGTCTTTTATCAAATCAAATTAAAGAATCTGAACAACGTCAACGCAAAGAAGTATTGGATGCAGAAGTTGAAGAAAATGCAAATCAAGAACAATTGGATTTTGAACCACCAGTTTTTGAAGAAGCACAATACACAGAATTAGAAAATGAAAAACCTATTGATGTATCTGACTTTGAAGAAATAAAAGAACCTGCAACAGAAAAAGAAAGCGAAGAAGAGCCATTTTAATTGAAACAATAGCAACTGGTTCAAGTGGTAACTGCTACGTCTTAAATGATGGACGTACTACGTTACTGCTTGAGGCAGGAATAAAATTTGAACGTGTTCAAAAGCATTTCAAATATAAAACAAGACATATAGCAGGGTGTCTTATCACACACGAACATGGTGATCATGCAAAGTACACAAAGCAGTTTGTCGACAATGGTGTAATCAGCTATATGACTGCTGGAACACAACGAGCTATGGATTTTGAAAGTCATCGCTTATGCACGATTAAGGCAAAGCAAGAGCTACGAATTGGTACGTGGTCAATTTTACCATTTGACATTGAACATGATGCTAACGAGCCTGTGGCTTTCTTATTACAAAGCACATTAGGTTATAAGGTCCTGTATGTTACTGATACGAAGTATCTGAAATACAAATTTAACGGCATTACGCACATGATGTTAGAAGTTAATTATATCTATGAACAAATGCAAGAAAACATAAAAAACGGCAGTGTACACAGCGCATTAGCAAACAGAATTATGGAGTCTCATTTTAGCTTAGAACATGCTATCGGAATGTTGAAAGCAAATGATTTAACTAGACTCGAAGAAATACATTTAATTCATTTAAGTAGTCAAAATTCAAATGCAAAATACATTAAAAGTGAAATACAAAAAGTGACGGGCGCGCCCGTTTATGTTGGAGGTTTATAAATGCTAAACAGAACAATATTAGTTGGTCGTTTAACTAGAGACCCAGAATTAAGAACCACTCAAAGTGGTGTAAATGTAGCATCATTCACATTAGCAGTTAACCGCACATTTACGAATGCACAAGGAGAGCGCGAGGCAGACTTTATTAATATCATCGTATTTAAAAAACAAGCAGAGAACGTTAATAAATACCTATCTAAAGGATCGTTGGCGGGCGTAGATGGTAGGTTACAAACGCGGAACTATGAAAATAAGGAAGGTCAACGTGTATACGTTACGGAAGTTATTGCTGATAGTATTCAATTTTTAGAACCGAAAAACTCAAATGACACTCAACAAGATTTATATCAACAACAAGTACAACAAACACGTGGACAATCGCAATATTCAAATAACAAACCAGTAAAAGATAATCCGTTTGCGAATGCAAATGGTCCGATTGAAATAGATGACAATGATTTACCATTCTAATTTAACCGGTTTGAAAGTGAGGTGTGTATATGACTGGTTGGATAAGTATTGATCGCTCAATTCAAAATCATTGGCTATTTAAAGAAAAGAGAACATTTTCAAAGTTTGAAGCATGGATATATTTACTCATGGAAGCGAATCATTCAAAGGCAAAAGTGCCTATTGGAAACCAAATTGTAACCGTAGAAAGAGGACAAAGATTAACATCGATTTTGACCTTGTCTGACCTTTTTAACTGGTCACGATTTAAAGTGAAAACCTTCCTTGACTTACTCGAGAGTGATGGAATGTTAGAAGTCAAAACAACATCAAAATATACCCTTATAACCATTGTCAATTATGACTTTTATCAAAGTGAGCAGGGCAGGAACCAACATCAAAACGACATCAAACCAACATCAAAACAACATCAGTCAAACATCAACCCAACATCAAAACAACATCAAACCAACACAAACAATAATGATAATAAAGATAATAATGAAAAGAATGTGAATAATGAGAAGAAGAAGACAACCGCCTTCGACTTCTTCCAAGATAACGGATTCGGTTTCATAACTTCTTACAATTTAGACGATTTAAATTATTATCTTGATTCATTTGAAAATGATTCAGATGAAATAGTTACCGCATCACTTAAAATCGCTAAAGACAGAAACAAAGTTACTTGGGGATATGCTAAAAGCATTTTGAATACATGGCTTAATGCAAACTTGAAATCTATTGAACAAGTACGTGCATTTGAAAAGCAACAACTTGAAAGCAAAAAACAAAATTATAAACCTTTCGTTAAACAATCAAAAGAAAAAACACCCAAATGGCTCACAGACAGCACGAGAGAAACGAAAACGCCGGAAGTAGATGAAAACCTTGAGAAAGACAGAGAAGCTTTTATTAAGCGTCTAAATAGCAAATGGGAGTGATTGAAAATGGATGCATTTGATAAATACTATCTATTTGATCATGACGGCAACAAAATGTTTTCAGTTACACCACATTTTAAAGATGGTCGGCATTTAGTTGTTGGAATAAAAGAAACAAAATTTAATGGTCGTCGTTGGTATTTAGACGATTATGAATTAAATACACTTATTGATAATGAACAAATGGAGTTAGGACACCAAACAAGCTTATTTGAATATATATGAGGGATTACATGGAGATAGAAATTAAATTTAATGAAGTGTTTAATGCGCCGATGGGGTCGCCTCGTCCACGCTTTCGTAATACAGGTAGATTTGTTCAAACTTACATGCCAACGTCTTACACAAAGCATAAAGCGTATATACAAGGGCAAATGCCTAAGTTAAATCTAGAGCGCGCACTAAAAATCGAATTAGACTTTTACTTTCCATTGCTTAAATCATGGTCGAAGAAAAAGAAAAGCGAAATGGTTGGGCAGTATAAAGTGACTAAGCCGGATATCGACAACTTAATTAAAACGGTATTAGATGCTTGTAATGGCCATGTATGGAAAGACGATAACCAAATTACAGAAATAACTAGCTCAAAGCGTTATGGAATTGAGCCCAAAATAATCATACGAATAGAAGAAATATAAGAGGTGGATAAAATGGCGAGAAAAGCAAGGATTGTAACAATAAATGATAAACCTTATAGGTTCAGTAAATTTGAAATGGAATTAATAGAAAGTCACGGTATAACCGCTGGAATGGTTTCTAAGAGAGTAAAAGACGGTTGGGAACTACATGAAGCAATGGACGCACCAGAAGGTACGCGTTTAAGCGAGTACAGAGAAAAGAAAACAATAGAAAGACTGGAACAAGCTAGACTCGAACGCAAATTGGAAAGAAAGCGAAAGAGAGAGGCTGAGCTAAGAAGAAAGAAGCCACACTTGTTTAATGTACCTCAGAAACATTCACGTGATCCGTACTGGTTTGATAATACTTATAACCAAATGTTCAAGAAATGGAGTGAAGCATAATGAGTGTAATCAGTAACAGAAAAGTAGATATGAATGAAATACAAGACAATGTTAAGCAACCAGCGCACTACACATACGGCGACATTGAAATTATAGATTTTATCGAACAGGTTACGGCGCAGTATCCACCACAATTAGCATTTGCAATAGGTAATGCAATCAAATATCTATCTAGAGCACCGTTGAAAAACGGACACGAGGATTTAGCAAAGGCGAAGTTTTATGTCCAAAGAGCTTTTGACTTGTGGGAGCAATGACTATGACATATAACGCGCGCAAAGAATACTTAAACCAATTTTTCGGATCTAAGAGATATCTGTATCAGGATAACGAACGAGTGGCACATATCCATGTAGTGAATGGCACTTATTACTTTCACGGGCATATCGTGCCAGGTTGGCAAAGCGTTAAAAAGACATTTGATACTGCTGAAGAGCTCGAAATATATATAAAGCAACATGGTTTGGAATACGAGGAACAGAAGCAACTAACTTTATTTTAGAGGAGATGGAAATGATGAATAATCGTGAACAAATTGAACAATCCGTTATAAGTGCTAGTGCGTATAACGGCAATGACACAGAGGGATTGCTAAAAGAGATTGAGGACGTGTATAAGAAAGCGCGAGCATTTGATGAAATACTTGATGGAATGACAAATGCTATTCAACATTCAGTTAAAGAAGGTATTGAACTTGATGAAGCAGTAGGGATTATGACGGGTCAAGTTGTCTATAAATATGAGGAGGAACAGGAAAATGACTAACACATTAACAATTGATCAGTTACAAGAGTTATTACAAATACAAAAGGAGTTCGACGATAGAATACCAACTAGAAATTTAAATGACACAGTAGCTAGTATGATTATTGAATTTGTAGAGTGGATTAACACACTTGAGTTTTTTAAAAATTGGAAGAAACAACCAGGTAAGCCACTAGATACACAATTAGATGAGATTGCTGATTACTTAGCTTTCAGTTTGCAATTAACTCTGACTATTGTTGATGAAGAAGATTTGGAAGAAACTACTGAGGTTATGGTTGATTTGATTGAAAATGAAGTTACTTTACCTAAACTACATTCAGTTTATTTTGTTCATGTAATGCATACGCTAACAGAACAATTTGTAAAAGGTATTGATAATAGCATTGTACAAGTTTTAATAATGCCGTTTTTGTACGCCAATACTTACTATTCTATCGACCAACTCATTGACGCATACAAAAAGAAAATGAAAAGGAATCATGAAAGACAAGATGGAACAGCAGACGCAGGAAAAGGATACGTGTAAAGACATCTTAGATCGAGTCAAGGAGGTTTTGGGGAAGTGACACAATACTTAGTCACAACATTCAAAGATTCAACAGGACGTAAACATACACACATAACTAAAGCTAAGAGTAATCAAAGGTTTACAGTTGTTGAGGCAGAGAGTAAAGAAGAAGCGAAAGAGAAGTACGAGAAACAAGTTAAAAGGGATGCAGTTATTAAAGTGGGTCAGTTGTTTGAAAATATAAGGGAGTGTGGGAAATGATTAAAAAACTTAAAAATATGGATGGGTTCGACATCTTTATTGTTGGAATACTGTCATTATTCGGTATAACCGCATTGCTACTTGTTGTCGCATTGCCTATCTATACAGTGGCTAGTTACCAAAACAAAGAAGTACATCAAGGGACAATTACAGATAAATATAACAAGAGACAAGATAAAGAAGACAAGTTCTATATTGTATTAGACAACAAACAAGTCATTGAAAACTCCGACTTATTATTCAAAAAGAAATTTGATAGCGCAGACATACAAGCTAGGTTAAAAGTAGGCGACAAAGTAGAAGTTAAGACGATTGGATATAGAATACACTTTTTAAATTTATATCCGGTCTTATACGAAGCAAAGAAGGTAGATAAACAATGATTAAACAAATATTAAGACTATTATTCTTACTAGCAATGTATGAGCTAGGTAAGTATGTAACGGAGCAAGTATATATTATGATGACGGCTAATGATGATGTAGAGGTGCCGAGTGACTTCGCAAAGTTTAGTGATCAGTCTGATTTGATGAGGGCGGAGGTGTCAGAGTAGATGATGTGGGAAATAGTTGCTATCGGTATCCTTATATTAATTACATTACTTTATGTAATATATACAGACAAAATTGAAGTGAGGGAGAAGATTGATGAATTAAAGCATGACATAAAAAGGAATGAAAAATTATTTGAAAATTATAAGAAAGAAAACAGACCAATCGAATATATTGTTGAGTTATATGATGGTGTGTATTTACAAGAAGAATATACAGGAGCATTTTCGAAAATGATAACACTTACTACAACTAGCAATGTTTTTGAAGCTAAATCATATGACAATTTATTTTTAGCTAAAATAGATGCTGAATTTCTGAGTGGTCGTGTATTAAAATATAAGCCGAATTTAGAGGTGATTGAATAGATGATGTGGTTCATCATAGCAATTATATTACTAGTCATCTTATTGTTTGGTGTAATGTTGCAAGCTGAACAGTTAAAAGGTGATGTGAAAGTTAAAGAGCGAGAGATAGAGATATTAAGAAGCAGATTGAGACACTTTGAAGATTAAACATATTTGTACGGAGGGTATTCATGACTAAAAAGAAATACGGATTAAAATTATCAACAGTTCGAAAGTTAGAAGATGAGTTGTGTGATTATCCTAATTATCATAAGCAACTCGAAGATTTAAGAAGTGAAATAATGACACCATGGATTCCAACAGATACAAATATAGGCGGGGAATTTGTACCGTCTAATACATCGAAAACAGAAATGGCAGTAACTAATTATCTTTGTAGTATACGAAGAGGTAAAATCCTCGAGTTTAAGAGTGCAATTGAACGTATAATCAACACATCAAGTAGGAAAGAACGCGAGTTCATTCAAGAGTATTATTTTAATAAAAAGGAGTTAGTAAAAGTTTGTGATGACATACACATTTCTGATAGAACTGCTCATAGAATCAAAAGGAAAATCATATCTAGATTGGCGGAAGAGTTAGGGGAAGAGTGAAATTGGCAGTAAAGTGGCAGTTTTTGATACCTAAAATGAGATATTATGATAGTGTAGGATATTGATTATCTTACTGCGTTTCCCTTATCGCAATTAGGAATAAAGGATCTATGTGGGTTGGCTGATTATAGCCAATCCTTTTTTAATTTTAAAAAGCGTATAGCGCGAGAGTTGGTGGTAAATGAAATGAACGAAAAACAAAAGAGATTCGCAGATGAATATATAATGAATGGATGTAATGGTAAAAAAGCAGCAATTTCAGCAGGTTATAGTAAGAAAACAGCAGAGTCTTTAGCAAGTCGATTGTTAAGAAATGTTAATGTTTCGGAATATATTAAAGAACGATTAGAACAGATACAAGAAGAGCGTTTAATGAGTATTACAGAAGCTTTAGCGTTATCTGCTTCTATTGCTAGAGGAGAACCTCAAGAGGCTTACAGTAAGAAATATGACCATTTAAACGATGAAGTGGAAAAAGAGGTTACTTACACAATCACACCAACTTTTGAAGAGCGTCAGAGATCTATTGACCACATACTAAAAGTACATGGTGCGTATATCGATAAAAAAGAAATTACTCAGAAGAATATTGAGATTAATATTGGTGAGTACGATGACGAAAGTTAAATTAAACTTTAACAAACCATCTAATGTTTTCAACAGAAACATATTCGAAATACTAACCAATTACGATAACTTCACTGAAGTACATTACGGTGGAGGTTCGAGCGGTAAGTCTCACGGCGTTATACAAAAAGTTGTACTTAAAGCATTGCAAGACTGGAAATATCCTAGGCGTATACTATGGCTTAGAAAAGTCCAATCAACAATTAAAGATAGTTTATTCGAAGATGTCAAAGATTGTTTGATAAACTTCGGTATTTGGGACATGTGCCTTTGGAATAAGACTGATAACAAAGTTGAATTGCCAAACGGCGCAGTTTTTTTGTTTAAAGGATTAGATAACCCAGAGAAAATAAAGTCGATAAAAGGCATATCAGACATAGTCATGGAAGAAGCGTCTGAATTCACACTAAATGATTACACGCAATTAACGTTGCGTTTGAGGGAGCGTAAACACGTGAATAAGCAAATATTTTTGATGTTTAACCCAGTATCTAAACTGAATTGGGTTTATAAGTATTTCTTTGAACATGGTGAACCAATGGAAAATGTCATGATTAGACAATCTAGTTATCGAGATAATAAGTTTCTTGATGAAATGACACGACAAAACTTAGAGTTGTTAGCAAATCGTAATCCAGCATATTACAAAATTTATGCGTTAGGTGAATTTGCTACACTAGACAAATTGGTTTTCCCTAAGTATGAAAAACGTTTAATAAATAAAGATGAGTTAAGACATTTACCTTCTTATTTTGGATTGGACTTTGGCTACGTTAATGATCCTAGTGCTTTTATACATTCTAAAATAGATGTAAAGAAAAAGAAATTATACATCATTGAAGAGTATGTTAAACAAGGTATGCTGAATGATGAAATAGCTAATGTCATAAAGCAACTTGGTTATGCTAAAGAAGAAATTACAGCAGATAGTGCAGAACAAAAAAGTATAGCTGAATTAAGGAATCTAGGACTTAAAAGGATTTTACCAACCAAAAAAGGGAAGGGCTCGGTTGTGCAAGGGTTACAATTCTTAATGCAATTTGAAATCATTGTTGATGAACGTTGTTTCAAGACTATTGAAGAGTTTGACAACTACACATGGCAAAAGGACAAAGATACAGGTGAATATACCAATGAACCAGTAGATACATACAATCATTGTATCGATTCGTTGCGTTATTCAGTGGAACGATTCTACAGACCGGTTAGAAAACGCACAAATGTCAGTTCGAAAGTTGACACAATAAAATCTCTAGGATTATAGGAGGGAACAAATGTTAAAGGCAAACGAATTTGAAACGGATACTGATTTACGAGAAAACAGAAATTACTTGTTTAACGATGAAGCTAATGTTGTTTACACATATGACGGGACGGAATCCGATTTATTACAAAACGTTAATGAAGTAAGTAAATACATTGAACATCACATGGATTACCAACGACCTAGATTAAAAGTGTTAAGTGATTATTACGAAGGTAAAACTAAGAACTTAGTTGAGTTAACACGACGCAAAGAAGAGTACATGGCAGATAACCGTGTAGCGCATGATTACGCATCTTATATTAGCGATTTTATCAACGGCTATTTCTTGGGTAATCCAATTCAATATCAAGATGATGACAAAGATGTATTAGAAGCTATTGAGGCGTTCAATGATTTAAATGATGTTGAGTCACACAATAGATCTTTAGGATTAGATTTGTCAATTTATGGCAAAGCTTATGAGTTAATGATTAGAAACCAAGATGATGAAACGCGTTTATACAAGAGTGATGCAATGAGTACTTTTGTCATATACGACAATACAATTGAACGTAATAGTATCGCAGGAGTTAGATATTTAAGAACTAAACCAATAGACAAGACTGACGAAGATGAAGTGTTTACAGTTGATTTATTTACTTCTCACGGTGTTTATAGATATCTTACCAGTAGAACAAATGGATTGAAGCTCACACCACGTGAAAACGGTTTTGAATCACACTCTTTCGAACGTATGCCTATTACAGAATTTAGCAACAACGAAAGAAGAAAAGGGGATTATGAGAAAGTAATCACTTTAATTGATTTGTATGATAATGCTGAATCAGATACTGCTAACTATATGAGTGATTTAAATGACGCTATGTTACTTATTAAAGGTAATTTAAATTTAGATCCTGTAGAAGTTAGAAAACAAAAGGAAGCTAACGTGTTATTTTTAGAGCCAACCGTTTATGAGAATAGGGATACAGGTATCGAAACAGAAGGTTCAGTTGACGGCGGTTATATTTATAAACAATACGATGTACAAGGTACCGAAGCTTATAAAGACCGTTTGAACAGTGATATACACATGTTTACCAACACGCCTAACATGAAAGATGATAACTTTAGTGGCACTCAATCGGGCGAGGCAATGAAATACAAATTATTCGGATTAGAACAACGTACTAAAACTAAAGAAGGATTGTTCACTAAAGGGTTAAGACGTCGTGCTAAGTTGTTAGAGACAATACTTAAAAATACACGGTCGATTGACGCTAACAAAGATTTCAATACTGTTAGATACGTATACAACAGAAACTTACCTAAATCATTAATCGAAGAATTAAAAGCTTATATTGATTCTGGTGGGAAGATTAGCCAAACAACTTTAATGTCTCTATTCTCGTTCTTCCAAGACCCTGAATTGGAAGTCAAGAAAATAGAAGAAGATGAGAAAGAATCTATTAAAAAAGCTCAAAAAGGTATTTATAAAGACCCTAGAGACATCAATGATGACGAACAAGATGATGATACAAAAGATACTGTTGATAAAAAGGAATGATTGTAATTGCCTAACAAAAACACTCAAGAATATTGGGAAGAACGCGGACGCAAAGCAATCGAGAATGAGTTAAAGCGAGATAAAACTAAAGCTGAAGAAATAGAACGTATATTGAATATGATGATTAAGCGCATTGAAAAAGAAATCAATGCGTTTATTGTTAAGTACGGAGATTTTGCAGGCGTTACATTACAAGAAGCACAAAAGATTATTGATGAGTTCGATGTAAAAGCGTTTCAAGAAGAAGCAAAAAGATTGGTCGAAAACAAGGACTTTAGCGATAGAGCAAATGAAGAATTAAAGAAGTATAACACGAAAATGTATGTATCTAGAGAACAGATGTTAAAGATTCAAATAGAATTCTTAATTGCTTATGCAACAGCTCAAACAGAATTATCGATGAGGGAATATTTCGAATCAACAGCTTATCGTGTGTTCAGTGATCAAGCGGGTATTTTAGGTGAAGGTGTACAAGTAGCTAAAGAAGTTATAGATACAATCGTTGATACACAATTTCATGGTGTCGTTTGGTCAGAGCGATTATGGACTAATACTGAAGCGATGAAACAAGAAGTAGAAGAAATAATTGCTAATGTGGTTATTAGAGGTCGACATCCAAATGAATATGTTAAAGATATGCGCAAGCACCTAAACAAATTCGAAGGCACAGCAAGACAAAAGACTGCAGCAATTAAATCATTGCTTTATACGGAATCGGCACGTGTTCACGCACAATCAAGTATTGACAGCATGAAAGAAATTTCACCGGAAGGATATTATATGTATATTGCAAAAATTGATAGTAGAACAACTAAAGTATGCAAGGGGCTTAATGGAGAAATATTCAAAGTTAAAGACGCTAAAATTGGTGTTAATTTCTACCCTATGCATATCAATTGTCGTTCAGATTGTGCATTACTACCTAAATCTATGTGGCCGAAAAAACCAAACAAAAAACGACAAACAAAATACTTTGGAGGAAAAGTGAAAAGCGATGATTGATTTAAAAGTAAAAGTTTTTAAAGGCAAGTTAGCATTGTATGATAGTAAATTAAGTGTTTGGAGGATATTGGTATGAGCAATACTGACAAATACCTTAGAGACATAGCAAGAGAGTTAAAAGGTATACGTAAAGAGTTACAAAAGCGAAACGAAACAGTTATTATTGATGCAAACTTAGACAGCGTAAGGTCGGCAGTATTAGCCAATAAAGAAAAACCGAAATATAACGAACCACTCTTTTAATAGCTAGCACTTAATTGTGTTGGCTATTTTTTATGTCCAAAACGTGCTGATGACATAAAAAGCACGCATGGAAAAACAGTCGACAGACTATAAATGGAGGTATATCTCATGGAAGAAAATAAACTTAAGTTTAATTTGCAATTTTTTGCAGACCAATCAGATGATCCGGATGAACCAGGTGGAGATGGTAAAAAAAGAGATCCTGATAATAAAGAAAATGACGAAGGTACTGAAATAACTTTCACGCCAGAGCAACAAAAGAAAGTTGATGAAATACTTGAACGTCGTGTAGCCCACGAAAAGAAAAAAGCTGATGAGTATGCAAAAGAAAAAGCAGAAGAAGCCGCTAAAGAAGCTGCTAAATTAGCGAAAATGAACAAGGATCAAAAAGATGAATATGAACGCAAACAATTGGAAAAAGAGCTGGAGCAATTACGCTCAGAAAAACAATTAAATGAAATGCGTTCAGAAGCAAGGAAAATGTTAAGCGAAGCAGAAGTTGATTCATCAGACGAGGTTGTTAATTTAGTTGTAACAGATACTGCTGAACAAACTAAATTGAATGTTGAAGCTTTTTCTAATGCAGTAAAAAAAGCGGTTAATGAAGCGGTTAAGGTTAACGCTAGACAATCGCCATTGACTGGTGGAGATTCATTTAATCACTCGACTAAAAATAAACCGCAAAACTTAGCTGAAATAGCTAGACAAAAAAGAATTATTAAAAATTAACGGAGGCATTTAAATGGAACAAACACAAAAATTAAAATTAAATTTGCAACATTTTGCGAGTAACAATGTTAAACCGCAAGTATTTAACCCTGATAATGTAATGATGCACGAAAAGAAAGATGGCACGTTGATGAATGAATTCACAACGCCCATCTTACAAGAGGTTATGGAAAACTCTAAAATCATGCAATTAGGTAAGTACGAACCAATGGAAGGTACTGAGAAGAAGTTTACTTTTTGGGCTGATAAACCAGGTGCTTACTGGGTAGGTGAAGGTCAAAAAATCGAAACGTCTAAGGCTACTTGGGTTAATGCTACAATGAGAGCGTTTAAATTAGGGGTTATCTTACCTGTAACAAAAGAATTCTTGAATTACACTTATTCACAATTCTTTGAAGAGATGAAACCTATGATTGCTGAAGCTTTCTATAAAAAGTTTGATGAAGCGGGTATTTTGAATCAAGGTAACAATCCATTCGGTAAATCAATTGCACAATCAATTGAAAAAACTAATAAGGTTATTAAAGGTGACTTCACACAAGATAACATTATTGATTTAGAGGCATTACTTGAAGATGACGAATTAGAAGCAAATGCGTTTATCTCAAAAACACAAAACAGAAGCTTGTTACGTAAAATTGTAGATCCTGAAACGAAAGAACGTATTTATGACCGTAACAGTGATACGTTAGATGGTCTACCTGTGGTTAACCTTAAATCAAGCAACTTAAAACGTGGTGAATTAATCACTGGTGACTTCGACAAATTGATTTATGGTATCCCTCAATTAATCGAATACAAAATCGATGAAACTGCACAATTATCTACAGTTAAAAACGAAGATGGCACACCTGTAAACTTGTTTGAACAAGACATGGTGGCATTACGTGCAACTATGCATGTAGCATTGCATATCGCTGATGATAAAGCGTTTGCTAAGTTAGTTCCTGCTGATGCAAAACCATCTTCAAATCCAGGAGAAGTTTAATAAATAATTAGGAGTGGTAACATGCCCGAAATCATTGGAATTGTTAAAGTAGATTTTACAGATTTAGAAGATAACAGACATGTCTATATGAAAGGGCATGTCTACCCTCGCAAAGGTTATGATCCTACAGATGAACGTATCAAAGCTTTAGCTAGTGTTGAAAATAAACGCAACGAACAAATGATTTACATTGTAAATGACAAATTAACCAAAAAAGAACTTGTCGAAATAGCAAGTGTTGCTGGCTTACAAGTTGATGAAAAACAAACAAAAGCTGAAATTATCAACACTTTTGAGTCGCTAGAGTAGGTGGTTATATGACTACGCTAGCTGATGTAAAAAAACGTATTGGCCTTAAAGATGAAAAGCAAGATGAACAATTAGAGGAAATTATAAAAAGTTGTGAAAGCCAGTTGTTATCAATGTTACCTATTGAAGTTGAACAAATACCGGAAAGGTTTAGTTACATGATTAAAGAAGTTGCAGTTAAACGCTACAACAGGATTGGTGCTGAAGGTATGACATCAGAAGCGGTTGACGGACGTAGCAATGCGTATGAATTGAACGATTTCAAGGAGTATGAAGCTATTATTGATAATTACTTTAATGCTAGAACGAGAACTAAAAAAGGAAGGGCTGTGTTCTTTTGAGATATGAAGATAGAGTTATTTTTCAATTAGAACAAGTAGCAACTTACAATCCTAAAACTAGCAAAAAAGAAAACACACTAATCACTTATGATGCGATACCATGCAATATTAACCCCATTTCTAGAGCAAGAAAGCAACTTGAATTTGGTGATGTAAAAAACGATGTAAGTGTTCTGAGGATAAAAGAATCAATATCTTACCCTGTTAGCCACGTGTTGGTTAATGGCATTCGCTACAAGATAGTTGATACAAGGATATACAGACACGAAACGTCATATTATATCGAAGAGGTCAATTGATGAATATAGATGGATTAGACGCACTGTTAAACCAATTTCACGATATGAAAACCAACATTGATGATGATGTTGATGATATTTTACAGGAAAACGCCAAAGAATATGTAGTACGAGCTAAATTGAAAGCTAGAGAAGTAATGAATAAGGGTTATTGGACTGGTAATTTATCACGCAATATCAGATATAAAAAAACTGGCGATTTGCAATACACTATCACATCGCATGCAGCTTATAGTGGTTTCTTAGAGTTTGGTACTCGATACATGGAGGCAGAACCTTTTATGTGGCCAGTATATGAGGTAATAAGAAAATCAACTGTAGAAGAATTGAAAGCGTTGTTTGAATAGGAGATAAAAGCATGACACCGAACTTACAACTTTATAATAAAGCGTATGAAATGCTACAAGGATATGGATTCCCTGTTATTTCTCGTAAAGAGATGCAACAAGAGATTCCGTATCCTTTTTTTGTAATAAAAATGCCGGAGTCAAACAGAAGTAAATACACGTTTGATAGTTATTCTGGTGACACGAATTTAGTTATTGATATTTGGAGTGTAAGTGATGATTTAGGACATCATGACGGACTTGTTAAAAGATGTATTGATGATTTAACACCTAGCGTTAAAACAAACGATTATGACTTTGAAGAAGATGATACTAACATCACACAGTTAGTTGATGATACTACCAATCAAGAATTGATACACACATCAGTAACGATATCTTACAAAACATTTTAAAAAACGGAGGAATATTGAATGGCAAATATGAAAAATAGTAATGATCGTATTATTTTATTTAGAAAAGCTGGCGAAAAAGTAGATGCTACTAAAATGCTTTTTTTAACTGAATACGGCTTATCACATGAAGCTGATACAGATACAGAGGATACAATGGACGGTTCTTATAACACTGGTGGTTCTGTTGAGTCAACAATGTCTGGTACTGCTAAAATGTTTTATGGTGACGATTTTGCAGATGAAATTGAAGATGCAGTTGTAGATCGCGTATTGTATGAGGCTTGGGAAGTTGAAAGTAGAATACCAGGCAAAAATGGAGATGCCACTAAATTTAAAGCGAAATATTTCCAAGGTTTCCACAATAAATTTGAATTAAAAGCAGAAGCTAACGGTATTGATGAATATGAATATGAATATGGAGTGAATGGTCGTTTCCAACGTGGATTTGCAACACTACCTGAGGCTGTAACAAAGAAACTTAAGGCGACTGGATACAGATTCCATGACACTACAAAAGCAGATGCGTTAACTGGCGAAGATTTAACAGCAATTCCACAACCTAAGGTAGATTCATCAACGGTTACACCAGGAGAGGTATAAAAATAGGGCGTTAAGCCCTATTTATTTTGTTTAAATTAATCATGAATGGAGATTTTAAGTTATGAATGTAGAAATTAACGGAAAGTCATTAGAATTAAGTTTTGGTTTTAAATTTTTAAGAGAAATCGATAACCGATTAGGTTTAAAAGTTGAACAAGCTTCTATCGGTCAAGGTGTATCAATGTTGCCTGTAGGTTTAGAAAGTGGAAATCCGGTTGTGATTGGCGAAGTTTTAATCGCAGCTACATCTCACTTAAAAAAACAAGCAATTACTATTAATAACATTGATGAAGCATTAGATGAAATCGCAGAAAATATCGGACTAGAAGAATTCGGTTCGGATATTTTAACGGAGTTGGGAAAGCGACCTATGACCCGAAACCTAGTCGAAGTAGTGGAAGCGGAAGAGAAACCAGCGGAAGCGTAATAGCTTACGACAGAATCGTTATAACTTGTATGTCAACACTTGGTATTACAGATTTGAACGTTATTGAGCAAATGACATTAACAGAATATAACTATCGAATGTATGCGAAAGAGTATGAAATGCTAACCCAAGAATTCGAACGTTACAAACTTGCGTTTGCTATTCGTGATGCTGCAGCTACTAAAAATGTTGGGACAGAAAATAAACCTAAAGAGGAATATGTTTTTAACAATGCAAACGACGTATTGCCTTATGAAGAAAATATCCAACGGCTTAACGAAGGTAAAGATATAAGATTTAGCAGCGAACGTGATGAATACGAACCACAAAATAATGAATTCTTTAAAGTTATAGCAGAATTTAATAAGCAATAGAAAGAGAGGTGTTAATGTGACGGAATATAAAATTAAAGCGACTATTGAAGCTAGTGTAGCCAAATTCAAAAGGCAAATTGATAGTGCGGTTAAGTCTGTGCAAAGATTTAAACGAGTAGCAGATCAAACTAAAGATGTTGAATTAAACGCTAACGATAAAAAATTACAAAAAACTATCAAGGTTGCTAAAAAGTCTTTAGATGCCTTTAGCAACAAAAATGTAAAAGCTAAATTAGATGCTAGTATACAAGACTTACAACAAAAGATATTAGAATCAAATTTTGAACTAGACAAACTTAACTCCAAAGAAGCTAGCCCTGAGGTTAAACTACAAAAACAAAAGTTAACTAAAGATATCGCTGAAGCAGAAGTTAAGTTATCCGAACTAGAAAAGAAGCGTATCAGTATTGACGTCAATGCAGATAACAGTAAATTCAATCGAGTGTTAAAAGTATCTAAAGCTAGTCTTGAAGCATTAAATAGGTCTAAAGCCAAAGCTATTATAGACGTGGACAATGGTGTTGCTAACTCTAAAATAAAACGCACTAAAGAAGAGCTTAAAAGTATTCCAAACAAAACTAGATCTCGACTAGATGTAGATACAGGGCTTTCTATACCAACTATTTATGCGTTTAAAAAATCATTAGACGCATTGCCGAACAAAAAAACAACAAAGGTAGATGTCGATACTAATGGTTTAAAGAAAGCTTATGCCTACATAATAAAAGCAAACGACAATTTCCAAAGACAGATGGGGAATTTAGCTAATATGTTCCGTGTGTTCGGTACTGTAGGTTCTAATATGGTTGGTGGATTACTAACTTCATCTTTTAGTATCTTAATACCTGTAATAGCGAGCGTAGTACCTGTAGTATTTGCGCTATTAAACGCTATCAAAGTGTTAACTGGCGGTGTACTTGCTTTAGGTGGTGCGGTAGCAATAGCCGGCGCTGGCTTTGTAGCATTTGGCGCAATGGCTATCAGCGCTATAAAGATGCTTAGTGACGGCACTTTACAAGCTAGCTCAGCAACAAACGAATACAAAAAAGCTTTAGATGGCGTAAAGTCAGCATGGACTGATATTATAAAGCAAAATCAATCCGCTATATTCACAACTCTTGCAAACGGTTTAAATACTGTTAAAACAGCAATGCAGAGCTTACAACCTTTTTTTAGTGGTATTTCAAGAGGAATGGAAGAGGCGTCTCAAAGTGTGTTTAAATGGGCTCAAAATAGCGGTGTAGCATCAAGGTTCTTCAACATGATGAATACAACTGGTGTTTCGGTATTTAACAAGCTATTAAGTGCTGCAGGCGGTTTCGGTGATGGATTAGTCAATGTATTCACACAATTAGCACCACTGTTTCAATGGTCGGCTGATTGGTTGGATAGATTAGGTCAATCTTTCTCTAACTGGGCTAATAGTGCAGCTGGAGAAAATTCGATAACTCGTTTTATTGAATACACAAAAACAAACTTACCTATCATTGGTAATATTTTTAAAAATGTTTTCGTTGGAATTAACAATTTGATGAATGCATTCAGTGGATCATCAACTGGCATTTTCCAATCTCTTGAACAAATGACAGCTAAGTTTAGGGAATGGTCTGAACAAGTAGGACAATCTCAAGGGTTTAAAGACTTTGTCAGTTATATACAAACTAATGGACCACTAATAATGCAATTAATTGGGAACATTGCAAGAGGATTAGTTGCATTCGCAACAGCGATGGCTCCTATAGCTAGTGCAGTATTACGCGTTGCAGTTGCAATAACTGGTTGGATAGCTAACTTGTTTGAGGCGCATCCAGCTACAGCACAATTAGTTGGTGTCATTATAACTTTAGTTGGTGCATTTAGATTTTTAATTGCTCCAATATTAGCGGTAATGGACTTTTTAGGACCATTAGCAGCAAGATTGGTTGCATTAGTAACTAAGTTTGGTTGGGCTAAAACAGGAACTTTAGTATTAAGTAAGGCAATGACATCGTTAAAAGGTCCAATAAAATTAGTTACAGCTATATTCCAATTGTTATTCGGTAAGATTGGATTAATTAGAAATGCTATCACAGGACTAGTAACTGTGTTTGGTATTTTAGGTGGTCCAATAACAATAGTTATCGGTGTAATCGCTGCATTAATAGCTATATTCGTTTTATTGTGGAATAAAAATGAAGGATTCAGAAACTTTATTATAAATGCTTGGAATGCGATAAAAACGTTTATGGTTACAGTTTGGAATGTGTTGAAAACTGTAGCTTCGGTTGTATGGAATGCTATTTTAAAAGCTATCACTACAGCAGTAACTAATGTATACAATTTTATAATGATTGTTTGGAATCAAATAGCCGCTTATTTACAAGGGTTATGGAATGGAATTATCGCTATTGCAACAACGGTATGGAACCTTTTAGTTACAATCATCACAACTGTTTTCACGACGATAATGACAATAGTTATGACGATATGGACAGCTATTTGGACATTCTTAAGTACAATCTGGAACACGATAATTACAATCGCTACTACGATTTGGAATTTGTTAGTCACTGTAATAACTACAGTATTTACCACAATTATGACTATCGCAATGACAATTTGGAACGCTATTTGGACGTTCTTACAAACGTTGTGGAACACTATAGTTACTGTGGCAACTAAGGTTTGGAACGCTATCACTACAACTATATCTACTGCGTTACAAGCGGCATGGAGTTTTATTTCTAATATATGGAATACGATTTGGAGTTTCTTATCTGGTATATTAACGACAATTTGGAATAAAGTTGTAAGCATATTCACACAAGTTGTATCAACTATATCAGACAAAATGTCTCAAGCTTGGAACTTCATCGTGACTAAAGGTATGCAATGGGTATCTACTATAACAAGTACGCTAATTAACTTTGTTAATAGAGTTATTCAAGGATTCGTTAATGTTGTAAACAAAGTTAGTCAAGGTATGACAAATGCAGTAAATAAAATAAAAAGCTTTATAGGAGATTTTGTGTCTGCAGGTGCTGATATGATCCGTGGTTTAATTAGAGGTATTGGACAAATGGCTGGCCAATTAGTAGATGCGGCTAAAAATGTTGCTAAGAAAGCTTTAGATGCAGCTAAAAGTGCTTTGGGTATTCACTCACCTTCACGTGAATTCATGGATGTTGGTGTGTATTCAATGCTAGGTTTCGTTAAAGGTATAGATAATCATTCAAGTAAAGTTATCCGTAATGTTTCTAATGTTGCAGATAAAGTAGTTGATGCATTTCAACCTACATTAAACGCACCTGACATTTCTAGTATTACAGGAAACTTAAGTAATTTAGGTGGAAATATAAATGCGCAAGTACAACACACACATTCTATTGAAACATCACCGAACATGAAAACTGTTAAAGTTGAATTCGATGTCAATAACGATGCGCTTACTAGTATTGTTAACGGCAGAAATGCTAAACGCAATTCTGAGTATTACTTATAAAGGAGGTTACAAATGGACATAGAATTAACAAAAAAAGATGGTACTGTAATCAAATTAAGTGAATACGGGTTTATCGTTAACGATATAGTAATTGATAGCATGCAAATCAACACAAAGTATCAAGACAAAGAAAATATGAACGGTCGTATATTAATGGGGAGCAATTATATCAGTAGAGATATAGTTGTTCCTTGTTTTTGTAAAGTTAAAAATCGTTCAGACATTGCTTATATGCGAGATATGTTGTATAGGTTAACGACAGACATAGAACCTATGTATTTACGAGAAATCAGAAGAAAAGAAGAGTTGAATTACAGGTTTACTCAACCAACTTCTGATGATTACGTGAAATTAGATAAAAACAACTTCCCGGATTATGAATATTCAAGACACGATCAACAAATTTATGTAAATGGTAAACAGTATAAAGTTATTTTTAACGGAGTTATAAACCCTAAACAAAAAGATAATAAAGTTTCTTTTGAACTAAAATTCGAAACTACAGAATTACCATACGGCGAAAGTATTGGAACAAGCCTAGAGTTAGAAGAAAACAAAAAGGTTGGATTGTGGTCGTTTGATTTTAATATTGATTGGCATGCAGGCGGAGACAAAAGAAA